CGCATTTAAGGCTGCTGCCGGTGTGGAGCCCGTTGTGGAGCCCGTTGTTGAGCCCGTTGTTGAGCCCGTTGTTGAGCCCGTTGTTGAGCCCGTTGTTGAGCCCGTTGTTGAGCCCGTTGTCGAGCCAGTTGTCGAGCCCGTTGTTGAGCCCGTTGTTGAGCCTCCCGTTGACGAATCTACGGATACTACTGAGCCTACGGATACTGCCCCACCCCCTGCCTCCGTTGCGGGCGCTCCTCAAGGACTTCCTCCGTTACCGGTAGCTCCTAATAAACCCATACCGCCGCAGGTAGACGTTGCCAAGAAATTGGCGGAAGAAAAAAGTGGCGACGTTGCTTACCAGAATGGTTCCTTTGGTTTGGTCCGCGCGTACTCCGCCGCAGGGAACCCTCTGTATTATACGTTTGATAAGGGGAAGCTCAGCAAAACACATATCGCTGATCCTGCCTTTAGTCAGGGCAACCTTTCTTTTGCCCAGATGGACGAGCTAACCAAGGCTAAAGCCGCCATCGAAGCCCACGACACAGCGCGGCAGGCTGCTGAAGGTCCCAGCATAGAGTACAACGCGGATGGTGTTTCTTTCTCCGGTAGCGTGCCCAGCGAAATGCGCAGCGTTACTTCGGGTTGGAAAAATATGTTCCTGCCCGGGGCTAAGATACACGTAGTCGCGGCAGAAGACCTGAATGAGGATACGGCGGGTAAGTTTACCGGTAGGTACCGGGCTATCAACGCACTGAAGGCAGAAGATTCCTACGGCACGATGCGGTCTCTGGGTAATAACGAGTACGCCGTTATGCTCAAAACTAAGGTAGCCAGCACGGCAAAGAGGCTGGAAACACTAGCCCACGAACTAGGTCACATCCACCAGCGGTATGCGTATGACAACGCAACCCCGGAAGTAAAAGCCGCAATACGGGCTGAGTACGATAAGTGGCACGCTAAAAACAAGAACGCTCCTATGAGCGAAGTAGTTAGAAACTTGCGTGCCCGAAAAGGTGCTAAGTACGCGGTTAATGACGTTGGTCCTACGGGGCTTAGAGAAAAGTTTACTACTCGGAAAGACAAAGAATACTGGCTTGGGTTCTCTGAGTGGTATGCAGACCAAGTGTCCCGCTGGGCCACTACCAACGATAAACCCCTTACCGTCGTAGAGAAGTTCTTTGCGGCCCTTGGTAAGGCCATGCGGGCTATGTATCAGACCCTGAAGGCACAGGGCTATCTGCCCAACGAGACCTTCGCCAAGTACATGGAGTCGGTAAGTGCCAAGGTTGACCTTACCCCCACGGAAGAACCCGCCGCAGCGCCGGAACCCGTAGCACCCCCTGCTAATCTACCTGTTGTCGCCGCCCCTGCGCCCGCACCGAAGAAAGTTGCCGAGACTTTCACTGCGGAGCAGCAGGCGGAGTACGATGCGTTGACGAAGGACGTGGTGGAAGCTCGTAGAACCAATAAAATATCCATAACCCATTTTAGTGCCCTTAACCGCGCTATTACCGCGCACCCAAAAAACAGGCAGAGCATCGAAGCCCTACGCCAGATGTTTGCTGACCTAAAGGAAGAACATAACAACCGGGCTGAGTTCGAGAAGACACCAGCTATCGTTCAGGAATCCGTGGTCGCAGCGGAAAAGAAGAAGGCTAAGACCACTAAGCTTAACAAAGCCATAGCCCAGTCCCACAACGCTGCGGCTATGAATGACGGTGTGGGTAAGCTGTGGAGCGAGGTTCGTAGTTTTTCCGACGCTCTACTCCTGCTTAAGTCTACGTTTGATAGTCTTAGCCCAGCGTCTATTAAAAAAATACTTCCCACTCTTACTACCGACGATATCACCCGCTGGATTGGTGACAAGATTCCGGCTGTCAAGGAAGTGAACGGTTACATCAAGGATATGACCGCTATGCGGTCCCAGATGCTTCGTAGTCTGGCAGAAAAGATGCCCGACCTTACGGATTTCATCAAGAAGTTCAAAGAAGGCGGCAGGCTGTTAGCGGACGTTATGCACAACGCTACCCTGATCGGGTTCGACCCTTCCGCCTTTAAGTCTCTGGCTGCTGCCTTGGGTGGCGACAAAGAGCTTGTCGAAATGCGTAAGAACAACGCGCGGCAGAGCGAGATCAACCGCCGCTCTAGGGAAGTAACTGAACTGTGGAACCGCTGGATAAAGCTCGGTACCTTCGACAAGGGTATGGGCCACAAGCTGTATACTATGGTCAAGGACGAGTATCAGAAGACGTTCAACCTGCATCAGCAGCTTCTGGAAGAGAAGATAAAGGCTATGGATTTGTCTGACCCTGCTAAGACAAAGCTGTGGTCTCAGATTACTCAGAACTTCCAAGCGGCTAACCAGATAGGCGTATACTTCCCCCTTATGCGTTACGGCAATCACTGGTTCCGTGTCGGTAAAGGGCCCAACAGCGAATACTATATGTTCGAAAGCGCCGTGGCGCGTAACTACGCCATGGCTAAGCGCGAGCAAGAACTAAAGGCCGCAGGGGAAACTAAAGAGTTTAGACGCGGCGATAATTTGCAGGATATGCGCAGCGAAATTATAGAATCCAGCAAGATGCTGAAGGACATCCTCTCGGAATTGGACGGCGCAAACTTGACTGATCCGAACGCGGTGGATGCGTTAAAGGACTCCGTCTACCAGATGTACCTTATGACCCTGCCGGATAGAGATATTCGGACAAGGTTTGCCAAGCGTAAGGGCCGCATCGGTTTCGGCGCGGACATTGCTCGTAACTTTGTTGTCTCCCAGCACACGGCGGCTAACCAGCTGTCCCGGCTGAAGTATGCAGATAAAATACGCAACACTTTATCGGGAGCCGAAGAGACTGTCGCGGAACAAGCTGATGGCCTTAAACTTTCTGCGTTTATCAACGAAATTTCCCTGCGTGCCAAAGCGGAACTTACTCCTCCTGAAACCGATGGATATAACTGGGACAAGGTAGCGTCTCTCGGCAATAAAGCCGTGTTCTACTACATGCTCACCGCGCCTAAGTCTGCGATTGTGCAGATGACGCAGCTCCCCATCGTGGGCTTGCCGTACTTGGCTTCTAAGTATGGTCTTGCTGCTACCCTGAAGATGGCAGGTCGGTACGGCAATCTGTTCAAGACTATGGGTATCGAAGGTGCCGTTATCGGAGCGGACGGTAAGCCGAAGCTAGACAGTGCTGGTAACCCCATTATGAAGTGGGGTCAGCCTTCCATTGAGAAGTCCGACTATATCAACAAGCACCCCGACGCCGACATGCGTAAGGCGCTTAAGGCCGGGTGGAACTACGCAAGCGACCAAGACATATTCATGTCCACCTATGCTTCCGACATGACCGCCCGTGCTAGGCGGTCTACGACTTCTTACGAAGGGCCCGTTAACAAGGCTACTAAGTTTGTGGCTGGTATCATGAGCGGTTCCTTCCACCATATGGAACGCATAACGCGCGAAATCATGTACATGTCCGCGTTTGAACTTGAGTACAATAAGCTTCAGGCCGCTGTTAAGGCAGGGAAGATGACGGCAGAGGAGGCCCAAACCAAAGCCCAAGATGCTGCTGTCGATGCGGTGTATGACTCGCTGTTCAACTACACCCAGTACAACAAACCCCGTGTCATGAAGATGAACGCTATCACCAAGATAGCTTCGCAGTTCATGACGTTCCCGTTGCAGATGACATCGTTCCTTGTGCGCAATTTCTATAGTTCGCTCCCATTCCTTAATAAAGCAGGTAAGCGCGAAGCGGCGGTTAAGTTCTTTGGCACAGTCGGCATGACTTATATGTTTGCCGGTGTTGTCGGCCTACCCGGATACAGCATGATTATGGGTCTAGCGCAGGGTATGCGTGACGCGCTGCGCCCGCCTGATGATGACTGGGACGAGGACGACGATGGTAACCCCCTTGGCAAGCGCGACCTCAAGCTGTGGTTTACTGAGACCTTCATCCCGGAGTACTTCGGGGATGGCAGCAGCCTAGCTAAAGCTATGAACCTTTCAGAAGAACAGGCTCAACTACTCCAGCGCATGGTTAAGATGGGGCCCGTGTCTGCTATTTCTGGTTTGGATATCGGCTCTTCTGTATCTTTGGACGGCTTGTTCTTCCGCGACGACGAGAAGGCCGAGAACTCCAAGGAGGCTTTCCAACAGTTCCTGTTAAGCCACGCCTTCGGCCCGTTGGGTAGTATGGGTACCCAGTTTGCCTCCGCCTACGACGACTTTGAGAAGGGGCAGTTCAACCGGGGTGTGGAGAAGATGCTCCCAGCGTTCTTCCGTGGTGGTGCCAAGGCTCTGCGTTTTGCGTCAGAAGGCAACCTGACCCCGCAGGGGGCGGAAGTTAAGAACGCTGAATGGTATACTACGGGTAGACTGCTCGCTCAGACTGTTGGTTTTGGTAGTACCGAAGTGACCGAAATTCAGAAGGCAAATTTCCTCGCCAAGAAGCTCGTGGGCGATATTGAACTTGCACGTACCAAGTTGCTTCAGAGACTAGACCTGATGAGCCAGCGGGTCGATAATAACCCAACAGATGCGAACGAAGCTGCTCTGGACGAAGTTTACGATATGATCGATGAATACAACGACAAGAACTACATACTGCCCATAACCGGCGAAACCATTAGTAGTTCCTTGGCGGGTAAGGCAGAAAACCGCGCGGCGAGTATGAGCGGTCTATCTGTAGATAAGAAGTTCGCTCCGTACGTCGCGGATATTATCGAGAAATCCCGCAGCGACGAATAAAAAAGACCCCCGCTAGTTTCCCAGCGGGGGTCAGTCAGACCAACACCAACTACTGAGAGGAGCAACTCTCGCGGTAAAACTACCCTACATCCGCCAGACGCGCAACCCTCTTATACCTTCTATGATAACCACTTTCGTAATCACCGTTAACCTTAGGCGTTTCGTAGTGCGAAACACTTCCTGCTTGGCACGGACGGGGTCTAGGCAAGGGATGAAGAACGAGTAACCCCGCCTAAACGCCTTCCAGTTGATGTCGTAATTAACCTTCTCCACCTGCATCGGGGGGGTGTGCCTGTGCAAAAGCTTCTATGTTGAGGAACTCGCCGTGGGTAGTATTGAGCACCATACAATACGTAGGCGGCGTTACCAGCTGCATACCCTTTGATAGGCGTTTATTCTCCATCCCAAGTAGGATGCCCTTATCCTTAAGTTCCTTGAGCGTGTCCTTGTAGTTGATCTGGTACTTCACGCAGTCAGACTTAAACGGCTTCATGGCGATGTACATCTTCTTAGTATCCGGTTCTACGCGGATCATAAGTTCGCCCCTAGGCTCCTGTGACGGGGCGTTTTCAAACCCAGACCTGCCATCGGCCTCGTTCTTTACAGAAATATAGTTCTGTACGTGCCTGTTCAGGAACTCCGCAATAGTGGACACGACGTTAGTTACTGGCGGCGCAACATCGCCCCGTATGTCCTTCAGCGTATCAGTAGCCCACTTGTAGATAGCCTTCATATCCCAGTCGATCAGACCAAGTTTGAAGGCAATACGACCACCAGTAATGTTAGCAGCCAGAGCAGCAGACCAGATACGTTCGCGCTGCGTCAGCTTAAGTTCCCGGTCAATCTTGGCTTGGGTGGCTAGGGCACTTGCCTTGGCCTCTTCTAGGTTGTTGACCAGCCAGTTGGCGTAGATGTCACCGGCATGGCCGTAGTTCTCCATAAGCTGATGGTCAAACATCTCCTTGGCTAGCGCCGTGTCGATAGCATCAGAGTAGTCAATCTTGTACTCCATGAGACGCATCATCTCGCCGTCTGGGCTGTTCTTCAGCGTGAGTAACTTCTCGTAGAAGGAGGAGTTGGAGCTACAAACTGATATGCAGTTCCACGAAGTCAGGTTAGCCCGCAACTCGTTAGCGGACTGCTTAACCCGGTCCTTACCGCGCCCCTGCGACATGCAATAAGCCAGTTCAGAGAACTCCTTAGGTTCTGTGTTGGTCATCTCGTCCACCGAGAAGGGCAACGTGTTCATGACCCCAAGACGCATAACCTTAGCGTTCAAAGTATCCGCCTTAACCGCACAAAGCATCTTTGGGTGACCGTAGACGCTGTTGCACATATGCAGGGCAGTAGTCTTGCCTGTGCCCGAGGAGGAGTTGATAAGGTTTATGATAACACCGCTCTGACCCAAGAACTTGAGCAGCGGAGAACCAAAGGCAGACAACGCTGCGAACGCATTGGGTTCCAGACCGGGCCTGCCGTACAACGCGAAGACCTCTTTCCACTTCTCCAAGCTACCCGTGGGGGTCATGTGGGCTGCTATGTTCCTAGTAACCGAAGATGGCGGGCTGTGGTACGTACCCTCTATGCCAATCTCCCTATCACCGATAATAAACTTGCTGTCTCTATCGGCCCAACCAAATTGAAGTCTCATTTGTTCTGCTTTCCCTTTGTATCTGATTTCACTCACAGCTGCGATTACATAGTCAATTACTCTGTTGAACTGCTTAGCGCCGCACATCACACCACGTGAGGCCAGTATGCCGCGCAGTTCTTCCTTCTTCGTTACGATGTTGTTAGATACGACAAACTCTCTAACCCCGTCGCACGGCATATGCAGTTTCATAACCACTACATCGCCCTCTACTGGGTCCACCATACGCTTCACTACATACAGGTCGTCTGGATAGATAACCTGTAGTTCACCTTCATCATCAGGTGGCATGTAGTAGACGCCACCGTTCTTGCCTCTTGAGTATGAGCTCGGGTACTTAGGTATCTTATGTACCGTTGATGCCGCGCCTTCTTCCTCAGGCTCCTCGGTTACTACGTTGTCTTCCTCTGTAGCTTCGAGGACTTCCTTGCCCAGCACGATGGGGCTCTTGATCTTGCCCTTGAACGGACAGCCTTTGCAGCCACCGGGGTTGTTACGTTCAAACACGTCGCAGGTATGGGGGCCCTTGATGTGCTGTATCTTCTGCTCGGTAGCCACGGGGTCGTAGTCTTCGTACCCCTCGGATAGCTTATGTATGGACTTGTCCCGGTCTACGCAGAACTTGGCTATGGACAGGGCGTTGAACCAGCGGACCTCGGACAAGGTGGCCCGGTTCTCGAAGCAGTCAAGCAGCTGCTGGCACCCATTACCCTTGGTGCTACGCAGCATGATCTTGCCAAACACCGATATGGTATTGTCCATCATGGACTTGGCAAGTTCGCTCAGCTCCCGCTTCGGCGGCGCTGCGGGCTTCTCTTTGACACCTAGCAGACTACGGAACGCTTCGAAGTCAACGGGCCCAGCGTCCCCTATGATAGTAACCTCTGTCGCCGGGTCGTCCTTGAAGTTCAATGTGCCGGGGATACGCAGCACGCGAGCCACTTCGAAGACTGCTGGGTCAACGTATAGTTCGTGGATATTGCAGAGCTCCCGTAGCCGGTCAGCCACAGGCTCCCACTGCTCACGGGTAACTTCCTCCGTGAGCGGCCAGTATACGTGCAGACCGCGCCCCGAATTGACGAGGACCGGCTTGGGTACCCCGACCAGCTTACAGAACCGCTTTAGTTCCGCTACCCCCGTAGCCTGATCGAGGTACCCACTCGGCCTCCCCGTCTTTTCATTAACCTCGGCTTTGCTTTCCCCGCAGTCGATATCCAGCCAGAACGCCTTGATGGCCTTGACGTTATCCTTGGTGCGGCCTTCGTCTGTCTCGTACTTGGCAACGCCGAAGAATACGTTCCTACCCTGTGCCATGTAGTCGGTGGCTAGCTGGTCTACCTCTTCGCGGGTAGCTACAAGCTTTTGGCGTACGTCACCCTTCCCCTTGATACCAAGCACAGCGAACCACCCCTCGGTGGGCTGCACGGCAGTAAGGAGATCAAATTCGGACATGGGTGCTCATTCGGAAGTTTGCACTTCCGGCCACTAAGGGGTTTGTTAGGCGTTGTTATTTAGAGGCGGTGATGGTGGTGTAGTAGGCCAGAACTTGACGACCTACCGTAGGCTTGGGGCTGTGAGTCCCGCAAAACCAGTTGTAGATCGTCTGCCTGCTGACGCCCAGCTTGGTGGCGACTAGGGACACAGGGACGTTGTTTTTCATACAAGCCCTACCCAGCCGCACACCAAGCAGACGCGAGTCTGCCTTCTTATTTAACTCTATCAGCCTCGCACTATAGCCATAAATCATGGTTAATCGTCTTTGCCCCAAGCATCGACAATGTCAGACATGACCTGCTTGGCTACCGGTGCAGCTTCCTGCTTCTTGGTAACACGCTTCACGGGTTCAACCGGGGCGTCCAGTTCAACTTCGTCTTCAGGTTCCGCACTACGGACAGCCTTTGGGGCGGGCTTAACTTCCACAGCGGGGGGCTGCTTCTTAACGCCGTCCGTCTGAGCCACCGTAATCGTCGTGTACCGCTTGGTCTCTGGCTTAGCCTGAGCAGCCTTGACCACTGTGTACTCTTCGTCTGTGACGCCGCGCAGGGGGGTGAACACCAGTTCCATAGTATCAGCGTTAGAGTCGAAGCTAATAGTGGTAACCACGGCATCAGGGCTTTCGCCATTAAGCAGCAGGTACTTCACGTAGCTCTCGAACGGATGCACGTTACCCGTGCCCTTACCGAACAAAGACTTGGCCGGGACGTTGAACTGGTACACATCGCCAGACGGATCATCAGCCAGCAAAACCGAGATGCGGCGCTGGAACCGGCAAGCGCGACTACCGTTGTCACCCGAACCCTTGATGTTCATGGAGCAGTCGGCACAGTTGCTGTGCTGCTTGTTGGCCGCAGCTGCTTCCGGCCTGTCACCGAGATTAGACCAGCAGTCGGGCAGGGTCGCTTCCTTGTTGGGGTCGAACTTCTCTGCGTAGTAGATGCGTGAGACCTTGGGCAGCGCGTGGATAATGATGACGTTGATCTCACCACGCACAGCGTTACCAACCTGCTCACCGTTGATGATGCGCTTGAAGGTGCCGTTGGTATTGGTCTGGATGCGGCGGCTAGTCGTGCCGCCTGTGGAAAGGGACTTGGCGAAATCGCTGAGCTCGCGTGCGCCCGTCGAAACGACAGCGTCCTTGCTCTTGAAGATGGTTACGTTAGTCATGTTGTTTCCTTACTTATTCGTGGGTTTGCGGACTTGGATAACGAACTTGCGATCTGCCTGAAGTCCGATAGGCAGAGTGTCCGGGTTCTCTTCTAGGAACTGCTTCATGTTCCCGTTGTGAATACGCTGCTCCAGAAGGAACGGCGCTTGGTTGTCCAGAATGAATTGGTGCATGTGGGCCCAGTCACTAGTCCAGTAGCGCGACTGTACGCGCCGGGAAACAGTGCCCGCAGGGGTCTTGATGCTATCCAAGTTCTGTTCGTTACAGATACCCAGCAGGTGCTGGCTGACGATGTCGTATTCTTCCTTGATCTTTTCGAGCTCCGACTTGTGGCGCTCCTCAGTCTCTTCGATCCGGTTACGGATTTTGATGTAGATACCAACCATCTCTTCGATGGTCTTCGCTGTATTCTGGGTCTCAATAGTGTCGGTCACGGTTGCTCCTGTTTTGTTTCTTTGCACTGCCACTTCACAACTACCTTGGACTTCTCGATCCAGTAACGGCATGTGCGCATGTGGAGCAGCTTCCACAACTGTCCACACCGTGTACAGATAAAGACAGTCTTTGACATAGTCAAGCGGTATCGGAGAGTTCTTGGTGGTAAAGGTCGATTATCTTTTCGTGGTTGTTGATGTTGCTTTGTAACATGCTGTACAGGCGGCTTTCAATCTCGCTGCCCTTAATATGCACGATGGTCATGGGGTTGTGCTGGCCCGGACGGTTGATGCGGGCGTTTGCCTGCAAGTAGGTCTCAACAGAAGTCACCGGGGCATACCAGATGATGGTGTTCGCCGCCGTTAACGTCAATCCGTGGGATGCAGCCTGTGGCTGGATGATAAGCACGTAGGGGTCTGGGTTGTTCTGGAACCGCGTAACTATGTCGCTACGCTTGTTTACCGAGACCTTGCCGTTGATAACGTCGTTGCTGATACCGTGCTTGTCGAGCGTAGCCTTGAGCAGCTCTATAGTGTGTGTGAAGGGCACGAACACCAACACCTTGTGGCTAGACTCCTCGATCACCTCAAGGACAGCGTTCAGGCGGTTGCTAACGTCGAACTCAATGACCTCGCCAGTATCCGTATAGACCGCACCACCGCTGATCTGTAGCAGCTTGTTGATGTTAGTGGCTGCGTTGACAGCGGTAACGGACTCCCCATCGGCTACCATAGTCATCTTATCCTTAAGCAGGCTGTAGTACTTGGCTTGCTGCGGGGTAAGCGGCGCTTCGCGCTCTACGTGGGTAACGGGTGGCAGGTCTAGGCACTGGCTGCGTTCGAACCGGATAGCGGGCTGGAGTACCTGATGTACCGTATCTTGTGATCCCGGCTTGGCTACCCACTTGAACTGGGTGACCTT